ATGGAGAGAGATTTTACGATGATCTGGCTGCCCCTTGCACGGGTAGCGGAACTGACAGGCAAGTCGATCAAGACGATCCGCAGACTGGTGAAAGAAGGAAACCTGCCTGCGGTCAACAGATTGGTGCCCAGCGGGAAGAGCCATACCACCAAGACCTTCGTTCTGGCGGCAGGTGAGCTTCTCGATCTGGAGATAGCCGACTGCAAGAGCAAGAACCAGCAGGGAGTCTGCCTGGATCGGGAACTCATGAATATGGGCTCCGATAAACGGGACTGCCGGTTCGTCACAGCATACATCAAAGTAGGAGATAAGGAGGAATAATGGAAACACTGGAAGAGATCATCGGCCAGTATGACAGAGCAGAATATGACGCAGACTGCCGGAGGATAGCGGAACTGATCAAGTCCGGAGTCCCGATCAAGTTCACGAAGTATGCCCCTGGATCAGATAAAACTATCCAAACGGAGATAAAAGCGAAGGTAGTCGGCAGAATCAAACCTGCTCCAGTCGAAAATGAACAGCAAGCACCAACTGCAACTGAGATCGCCTCACCTATATATAAGGAAGAGGAACCACAGGCTATCGAGCCCGTAACGATCTCTAAGCAGATCGAAGCCGCCAGCTTGAATCTGGAGCCTGAGAGCAAGGAACTGCTCAGTTGCATAGTCGAGGCTCAACTCCACTCCCAGTTCTGCGAGACGGTTCTAAATCGCCTGGCAGAGACGGAAGCTAAGCTGGAAGAGTGGAAGCTGATCGCCAAGGAGTACAATGAAGGGCTCCTGGTGCCCGAGTTGAAAACGATCAAGGGACTTCGCCAGGAACGCACTCTGAGGTTATGGGTGGAGAAGTACACCGAAAGCAACCGGGATATGTTCGCCTTGATCCACAAGAGCAAGAACCAGCTCCGAGGCCGCAAGGTTACCTATCTGGAACAGCACTTCCTGATGAAGCTGCTGCTCTCGCCTCAGAAGATCAAGATCGGCTCTGCCATCGTGACCCTCAAGAGCTATGCCAGGTTGGGCTCCTTAGAATCTCCCAGTTCAATACCGACCCTGAGACGCTGGTGCGAAGACTACATGCGGAACAATCCTGCCGTCTGGACTCAGGCCAGGCAAGGCAGCAAGGCAGTGGCGGAAGAGATCGTCAAGACCATCAAACGGGATAATGAGCTACTGAAAGTGGGTCAGGTCTGGGTAGCCGATGGTCATACCCTCGCCTTCGACATCGTCAATCCCAAGACCGGGAAAGCCCAACGCATGACCATGATCATGGTCTTTGACTGGGCAAGCCGCTATCCGGTAGGAGCGGCACTCGCCTATACCGAGGACAGCCAACACATCCAGATCGCCTTCAGAAATGCGATCCTCAACTGGGGTGGAGTTCCCAAGTACGTCTATCTCGATAACGGCAAAGCCTTCAGATCAAAGCTGTTCAATGAGAAATGGCAGGATCACGACCTTACCAGTGACCTGGCGGGTATCTTCCCCAGGCTGGGCATCGAAGTGGCCTTCGCTGAAAGCTACAATGCCAAAGCCAAGATCATCGAGCGGTTCTTCAAGACCTTCCAGGAGCAGTTCGAGCGCTTCATCAGCAGCTTCCGGGGAGCATCGGTGGCCGATAAACCTGCCACGCTGATGCGCAACGAGAAGTGGGCAAAGAAGTTGTATGAAGCCAATCCTCCCACTCTGGAAGAGGCCATGCAGATGATCGGTTTCTATATCCGCAAGATGTATGGCGAGACTCCACACAGCGGACTTGGCGGTAAGACCCCCTGGTCGGTGTATAGCGCAGTCAAGCCTCCAGCGGAACGCAGAATCGAAGCCAAGCGACTCAACTTTCTGATGATGACCGAGAAACGCAAGACCCTGCGGAATAACGGCATCGTACTCAACAAGCTGATGTACTGGGATACGAAACTGATGGAACACATCGGCAAGGAAGTCGTTATCCGCTACGATATGGCAGATCTGCGCTGGATCGTAGTCTATGACCTGCAAGACAACTTTATCTGCCAAGCCGAGGTTCGCAGGTCGCAGAATCCCTTCGTACATCTCGATAAGAGCAATCCCATCTCCCAAGCCGAGTTGAACAAGGAAACCCGGGAGATCAAACGCTACCACAAACAGATCGAGAGGCGCACCAAACTCACCGTCCGTCATAGCTCGGATGTAGTCGAGAACCTGGTCAGGCCGCTGCTGATGTCTACTGCGAACCCCACCTTCATCCAACCGCCCATGCTGGAAGCTCCCCAGCCGGGTCCTGAACAGGAGATAGCCAGACTGGAACAGATAGTCATCCACGAGCAGAATCCAGTGGCACAGGAAGTTCCGGAGCCGCTGGAAGAGATGGCGAAGTTGGAAGCGGAAATAATCCAGGAGCAGACCAAAGATGACAGTGATAACCAGGCAAAGCATCCCCAGTCGGATATCAGCCTGAAAGAGATGTTGAACCGGATCGGAGTAGAGAGGAAATAGTCATGGAACAAGGAAAACTCATCCAAACCGTCAATGTGATCAGAGCCCAGCAGTGCATCGACTTCTTGCTCACTCGACCCAAGCAGGAGATCGTCGGGTTAGGCATGCTTTATGGCAAACCGGGACTGGGCAAGACCACCTTCGCCACCAGAACGGCTTTCCGCAATGGTTATACATACCTGCGACTGGAGGCTACATCAACTCCCAAGACCTTCGCCAAAGAACTGCTAAGCAGCTTGTACCGTAACTATGGCTATGGCGATTACATCCCGCATGGATCGACCAACACACTGTTCAAGCAGTGTGTCCAAGTCCTGTGTGAACAGCAGGACGCGGTGGTCATCATCGATGAGATCGACTATGCCTTCCGCTATTACGAACTGCTAGGTTCGATCCGGGACTTGGCTGACGAGACTCTGGCAGTGATCCTGCTGATCGGGATGCAGGAAGCCAAGGATAAGCTATCCCGTATCGATTCCCATTACTTTGACCGCTGCAACTACTTTTACGAATTCCAAGATAATACCAAGGAGGATATTATGAAAGTCACCAAGAAAGTGATGACCGATCCGGTCGATAAGACCACCACAGACTTTGTCTGGAACTACAGCAAGGGCAACCTGCGGCAGGCTATGAAGGTCATGCATATGCTGGAAACCCGCACTGACAAAGAAACCCCCTTATCTGAGCTGGTGCTGAGGGAGGCCTTATGACACAGCAAGATCTGGTTCGCCGCTTCATGCTCCAGTTCCGACGTCCCTTCAACCAGAAACTGGTCTGTGAGATGACGGACGCTCCCCTGGATATCGTCAACGAGGTGATGCGCACGATGCTCGCCGAAGGCAACATCAAGTGTATCTGCCAAGATCAAGAGATCTATGTCTATGCCCATCGCTACGACTTCAAGCTGGTTAACACGCACTCGCAGAAGTTGGACTTCAGCAAGATGGAGTGCGGGAGACTGCTTAAAGTTATCGCCAGTCAGAAAATACGCAGCATCCGTCACCTCGCTTCGATCTACGGACGCAGCAGGCAGTGGATCTATCTCTATCTGGAAGCGATGGCCTCGGTTAAGGTGATTGGCATCGATAAGAGCGGATACTGCGTATTAGACCCCCAGAAAATCCCCATGGTGGGATCGATTGTGATCAAGGGCATCCTGGGCGAACTGCGCAGCAAGGCCGGGATGCCACCCAAGCCCAGAGCGCCGTATCAAACTAAGAAGCGCATGGATCAACACCAACAGCAAGCACTGTAAGGCAAGCCAATCGGGGGCATTCTATGGATAAGGAACTGAGAGAACGAAAACTACGCCAAGAGATACATGGCCTGCGTGTCAAGAAGTTCCACTGGCCCTTGGACGCATTCAAGTTCATCATGAACGGTATGGGCTACGGCGATTCGCTCAGAGCCCTATCTGAGGACAAGCTGCTCGAGTTCAAGGCCATCATGCTCAAGTATCGCAGACATGGCAGACCTCTCGAATACAACTACGATAAGCAGGGCAAATACATGCACGCCCTGATGAAGCAAGCCGGCTGGACCGAGTCCCAGCTGCGGGCATTCACGATAAGTCACTATTCCAAAAGCCACTGGAACCTGCTCACCAAGAAGGAGCGCAGGGCGGTCATCGCCATGTTCCAGTCCTACATCAAGAAACAAGAGATCAATCAATTACCAAATAAACAAAGCGATCCTAAGGAGGATTCAAATGAGTAAAGCGAGCAAGCCAGTCAAAGAACGCACCTTAACCGATGCTCAAGGTAGGGAAATCCCTGTGAAGGTGCTGCACACCGAAATAGTGGAAAAGGACGCCGCAGTCAAGAAAGCGATGGACTGCGCCATGAAACTGCAAGAACGTATTCTATCCGACAAACAGAAAATGATCCAGATCATCGAGAACTATCTGAACGACGCTGCTCGCAGAAATGGCCTCGAATGGAAGGGCAATGCCCTGCTCATCAGCTTCGATGAGAAATACCGTATCGAGATGCGTTTTAGGGAGAAGATTCAGTTCGGGATTGAGCTTCAACTCGCCAAGCAGAAGATAGACGAGTGCATCAAAGCCTGGTCTGCCGACTCCAGTGACAATCTCAAGGCTATCATCAACGAAGCCTTCCAGGTGGATAAGCGTGGGCAATTGGCACGTTATCGCATCTTCGCTCTCCGCAGATACAAGATCAAGGACCCGGTCTGGAAAGAAGCGATGGAGCTGATTGATAAAGCCATCCTGGTCACGTCCACCAAGCAGTACATCTCTTTCGCAGTAAGAGACGAGGCCGGTAACTACAACCGAATCGTGCTGAACTTCAGTGCCCTGTAGATACTGTCTCATGGTAGCCCATCCTGATTTGATCAAAGCAAGGGAGATTGAAACATGGCATCCATAGAAACGATAACAGCAGAGGAGCCAATGAAAGTATTCGACGTCAATCGCAATTACCGACCGGACGAAGTAGCTACCGCTCTACGAGTGAGTAGGAAAACCGTCTATCGTTGGATCAGAGATATTGCCAACCCTCTGCGAGCCTTTCGCACTACTGAAAACGGACAGCTGCGCTGCTCCGGAAAAGACCTTAACCAATATGTCCTCAAGAACCAGGTCAAACCCGAGTATGAGTAACTCCATCGAGTTCCGCATCAAGCGGGATAACTGCAAAGAAGCCTATCTGAACGGCAAGACCGAACCCACCGAGCTGGCGGTGATCTTCGGCGTATCCGATATCACCGTCCGCAAGTGGGTCAAGAACGGTAAGTGGGACGAGTTGTTCAAAGAAGAGCGAAAACTCGACCATGAGATCAACTTGGCTCGCAAGAAGGCTCTCATCCAAGCACTGCGTGAGTATGCCAAGAATCCCGCAGATACCGCTCTGCAAAGCCTCGTCAGCCTGATCAAGCAGAATCAGAAGGACGCGGTGCCATCCAAAGAACTCAATGACTACATCGTCCGTTTCCTGGATCAAGTGACCGACTTCATGATCGAAAGAGGGCACGAGACCCAGCTTAAGCAGTTCCAAAGCATCGTGATAGACCTGGCCGAGTACTTGAGGATCAGAAATGGATAGATTTACAGCCACGGACATGGTTGCCTCCATACACATCCTGCATACCCTCCAACAGCCTACTGATCAAGCGGAGCCGTTGCCTCCGGCTCCGCTGAACCTTCCGGAATACCCACAGCCTCCAAGCCAACAGCCCGACATGGTCAGTCCTCCGACCTCCGGGTCCCCGACGCCCGTCCCCCTGGGCGTCGGGGGGTTACCCGGTTATGTCTAAGAAGTTCCTCCAGCGGCATAACAAGGCATTGGCGGAGATCGCATCCAAAACGATCTCCGTCTTGCCTTTTATAGACGATAATCCAGAAGCCAGAGCAGAAAGGATAAAACGCACCACAGCAGAGGGATGGGATGCCTTCTCGTTCTTCTGCCATACCTATTTCCCACATATCTTCCCACTACCCTTTTGCCCAGCGCACGAGACCATGTTCGATGAGACTGATAAGGGCTCAGGCATCATCGCCATCACCGGTTTTCGTGGGCTGGGCAAAACGGTTCTCATGGGAGTGGTCTATCCGATCTGGAAGATCATCAAAGATGAACGCTATGTAATCCACACAGCCGCAGACGTAGATCTGGCACAGGAACGCACTGCCTTCACCTTGCATGAGCTGCAGAATAATAAGCGGCTCACTATGGACTATCCGGAGCTGCAGCCAATGGACAGCTTTGATCTGGACTTCTATCTCAAGAACAAAGCCAGGATCAGAGCCAGAAGCATCAAACAGAGTCATAGAGGTACCATTAATCCCAAGACTGCCAAGCGGCCCGGGCTCATTGTCTGTGATGATATCGATAAAGAAGAGAACATGGGTAACCAGTCCATCGGCAAGAGACGCATGGAGAAGATCTCCCAGGAGCTTGCCGGAGCATTATCTCCGGAAGGTAACGGCAAGATCGTCTGGCTCGGGAACCTGGTACACCCAAACTATGCGATCTGTCAGTTTCAGGAGCTCATATTAAGCGATTTACGGGCAGATAATCCCGATTTAGATACAAGATACCAGTCAGTGCTGAAAACGCACCAGAAAGCGATTTTGCGCTTCTCTCTCGAAGATATGCATGGTAAGTCCACTTGGGAGGCTCAATACCCTACTGCCACTCTGCCAAACCTGCGAGCCAAGTTCGGGCAAACCGGTTATCAGAGAGAGATGCTTGGACAGCCTGTAATCGAAGGTAATATCTTCAAGAACCACTGGTTCTCCAAGTACCGGACCCTGCCGGGGCCCAGTAAAATAAAGCGGGTATGGCTCTATGCCGATCCTGCCTGGGGCGAGAAGGGCTGTTTCAAGGCTGTCATCTCCATAGGCTATGATGGTAACCGCTTCTATGTGCTTCATGTTTGGATACGTCAGACTGAGAACACTAAGTTCTTCAGATACTACTATGATGCCTACCAGGAGTTGGATCGCACCTACAGAGTGAAAGCCAGAGCTGCCTGTGAGACCACCTATGGTCAGGCTCGTATCCTTGCTGACTTCGACAGATGGGCTACTGACAATCATCTGCCACCGATATCCCACAGAATCAAGCGTATAGATAACAAAGACAACAAGAACTTACGCATCGAGAGGACCGAGACCATCATCGAGACAGCCAAGATACTCTTTCCAGAAGGTCAGGACACACCAACCCTGATCAGCCAGTTCCTCACCTATCCTGATGGCTATATCGATGGCTGTGATGCTCTGGCTGGATGCTTGGAGCGCTTCTCGGAATACGATATTGGCAGGAACAGAGTCAAAGTCCGGAGATTCAGCTTCTGATGAACTACTATGATCAGCTCATGCTTGAGTACTACCGGGTCCTCAATAATGCCTGGAAGACCGAGATCAGAGATACTACACGGCTTGCCATCCAAATGCTCAGTGATATGCCAAGAGTTGAGAAGATCAACAAAGACTCCATAGATAAGCTAATGGGTATCATAAATACCCAGTTGGGAGATGACTTCGCAGCCTTGGTCAATGAGCCCACCAAAGCTATAATAGACCGCTGTGTGCGGCTCGGACTCAAGGACACCCAAGTGCAAGCCCCAACCAAGACCAGTATCGGGCTCTGGGGCATCGAAGATCAGCATCTCTCATCCACCATCCAGAAGCAGCAGTTGTTCTGGATCGGTAACCACTTTGAATCCGATATCCGGCAGAACTTCGCTGATACTCTCTCCACAGCCATCGAGCAAGGTTATACAAAGGAGATGCTTGCCGAGACCCTCAAAGATCAGTTTAATGACCTGGCAAACAGATCATCACATTACTGGCAGGGACTGGCAGAGCATACTGCTCTCCGGATACGAGAGTTCGGTAGGCTACAGGGTTACAAGAAAGCTAAGGCCAGATACTACAAGCTTGTGGTGATCCTGGATGACCGTACCAGTGACATCTGCCGGGCATTGGCAGCCCAGGATAAGATATACCCCCTGAACGATGCACTGGAAGTGATGGACAACCTCATGGCTCTGGATACCAAGTCTAATAGCCTCGATGATGCCCGGGAATACATCAAAGCACTTGCACCCTGGGTCAAAGACGATCAGATCGAATACGACTCAGAGATGAACCCGGTAGGTGTCTCGGGAGCACATACACCGTTCCCACCGTTTCATTGGAAGTGCAGGACTCAAACGATCATTCTATAGATGCTAATTACTATATCCTCAACTTTCAAAGTATCTCAATACCTGTATAAGTCATTAAGTTGTGTTCAGCTTGTCATTTAGAACTATTTAATCTGGATGTTCTTAATGTTAAATACGAAGATATATTCGTTAACTACATCTTCAATCTGTAAAGGTAATAGTACTTGGAAAGTTCTATTTCTGTAGGGTTCGACCTTTGTATTCAAATCTTCTACGGAGTAAGCTGTACTAGGGAATAACGGTATTTCTCTCCATCCACCATACTGACCACTTGAATAGTAAACATTGTCAGTAGGGAAAACAAGATCTTCTATTGAGCCGTTTCTGACAACAATGGTTGGAGGTTGTGGGTTGGTTCTGTCAATGTACTTAACTCCTGAATGCATAACTCTATGGCTACTTCCATCAACATCCACATAAGCCGCTTCGTCCCATATGATTTTGATGGAGTGATTAGTCTTATTTGTTAAGCTGAAATGGATTGCGTCTGTTGTAGGCAACCACAGTACTCTTACCATTTCATCTTCAAATACATACTTATTTACTCCTGCTTCTTGCGTAGTAACGATTTTTTGTTCTCCGTACCTTTCTTTAGCCTGTGCTGGTCTTTCAACTTCCTGAAGTTCGAAGTCATAAAGTGCTTGATTGAAAGTAACGCAACCCATCAAACCAAACAGCATTATGATGCATGTCACTAAATAGATGGCTGGCTTCATGATTAACTCCTTTGTTATTTATTTCTATCGGAATGATTTATCTACCAATCAGACCTTACCGAAGTAATGTACTCGCCAAGGACTGAAGGAGTGTACTCAAGCAAGACTATCGCTTGATCAAACAACTCCTCTACTTTCACTAAAGAGATAACTTCAAACGGATCGATACTAGGTTGGTTGTCTCTATCCGTTGGATACCTGAAACTAATCGATTTGTTATCGATCAATCCTAGGCCCTTGAAATTATTACATCCATCAATTAGTTGTTTGAGGCATGTTAAGAGGTTTTCCATTTGCGCCTGAGCTGTTTGTTCAATTTCTATTTGATGTTTTTCTTTAATAATTCGTAAAGCCAGGTTCAGCTGGTCTTGAAACTCGATCATGAGTTTTGAAATGTCGTGGCAGTTGCTCAGTTTAGTAAACCCCAGGGAACTATTTGTGTACTTCACTAAATACCGGATATTGGCTTTGAGTCCAATCTCTAACGCATGCCTTGCAATAAACAGGATTGGGAATGACATGAGGTCTACTGAGCAATTCTTATCCTCAGTAGCTTTTATAAGTGCTTTGAAAGCATATTTGTATGCCCTTAAGTATGAAAAGAAATCTGGGTACAGCCCTACATTCGCTTGCAACAATGCTGATCTTTCTCGAGGGCTCATGTGCATATTTATCCTAAGCCTCAAACCCCTGGTACACACTTTCAGGTAAGTAATATGGACCGCCTTTACCTTCAGAGCGCTGTTTGGCAATATACTCAGATGTCCACGCATCTATAGCCGTCTTTATAGGTTTCATTCCAAACTTCACATGAAGCGCTATATGAGTTTTCAAGATAGGCGGGCATAAACCAGAATCCATAGATTTTAATCCATTTAAATTTGCACAGATAATCGGAATATCCAAGTCAATAGCCGCCTGAATTTCCCATCTGACAAACGTGTATAAATTTTTCGTGTGTTCACCTACAAGCAAAACGAAAGACTTAGTGTTGTTTAAACGTTCTCTAAGCCTTCTTTTAATAGTATCTTCTGAACTTGTCTTCATCAGATTATTCAGGTCATGAGCATTATGGAAATCAAAATCGATTTTATCATTCTCTTTCCAAGCTGTCATCATGCGATAATACTGAATATCTGTATCAGCATCGAAAGCTACATAAGTTTTATTACGGTAAGACATTCAACCCTCCTTTTTGGGTTGTGGTATGGATTGGCTTAAAATTATGACTAAAAAGATGAACGAGATCACTTGCTGAGTTGTTTGAAGGTATAGTCCGAACGTATTATCAACCGACAAGGGACAAGGCAACAGAAACGTATTGGAAAGACTGTACTGGAGCACACTGAAAAAAGTGGATGGAGCGCTATTTCGCCAATGGATAATTCTCGATAGTCCATTCCAGTATAAATAGACGTAACATAATACATTGAAAGCAATTGCAAGCATTAAAGTTAGAAATCTCCTAGCCTGCCAGTGTGAGCAATTGTCACTTGGTTTTCTCCAAACATGGTGGTAGAAGTAAGTAAAAACATTCATAATGAGTAGATACAGTACAATTCTGAGATTAACAGGATTCTCGGGCAGGAAGATAAACAGAAAAACGAGTAGGAACTTCAACACAATGAATATGTCTATCGCCCAATTATAAGTTGCTTTTTGATTTATCTTCTTATGTAGGAGTCTGCAGAATTGATAGAAAAGGATTTTAAACCACTCAACAAGGTTTAGAGCCCAAAGAGTTTTTATTATCACTGAGGCGATTACGTAGATAAAACCATACTCAGATCTTACCTTGTATTCGTTGGTCAGATATGACAGCATTTTATCAAAACGGTGCTTTAGCATTCTTTCCCGGGACACTCTTTTTTTCTTCATGAAGGTATAGATAATCCCATGGCTACTATGCGATTGATTAATTTTATTCTCAAGTCCTCCCCATCTTTCCATAGAATGTGTTTAATATGACTTGTATCGAATTTCATGTCATTTTCTGCACTAACCTCACGACAAGTGAGGATAACTGGAACCCCAAGCCCATAGGCAAATCCAGCTTCATAGTAGACGTTTTGGCTTGCATCCGTTACATCTGCAATAACAAATCTGCTTTTCCGTATGCCAGCTATTATGACATCCGTGATGCTATTACCATGGTCATCATCCAGAGTTACATACGGTAATAGACCACATTCGGATACTGCCGGAGCAATAGCACTTTCATAGATTCCCTTCATTATCTCATTTGTATCGAAGTGAAAAGCTACAAATACTTGCTTTGAATAGGGACTTTGTTCTTTTAGCTCCTGGACTTTTTCCCATCCTTGTAGAGTTAACATTAGATACTCATCCGAAAGATGGAGCCTTCCACCATTATCCAATATTGGATTATCTTTCCCACGGCCCTTAATATAATCTAACTCATATGCAGATTTCACGATAAAGCAAAAATCTGATTCATTCTTAGCAAAGCAAATTGGATAGTCTTTTGAACTATCAAATCGGACAAACTCAGATAAAGAGGCTTGTTGGCTTGCTATGTATTCAATTAGCATATCAACTTGTCGTAATGGCGTAGAAGGCAGAAAAACACCCTCCATGAGATCGTTTTTAGTCCTTATGGGCATAATAGACAAATTGCCAGATAGTTCCCGAATAATAGAATGCCTTTTCAAGCAACCCATAAATTCACTTCTGTCTATTAGCCCAGTCTCAAGCTTGTCATTGACCAGGTACATACTCACATGTACCCAACCGCAGGTACTGCAATTACCTGAAAAGAACAAGTCCGGTTGAGTGCTTGATTCGGTAGTTTTGACAGGTACTAAGTTAACACTACAATCTGATCTTCCGCAAATAGGGCATTGCTTTTCTGTCAATTGTCCCCCGTTGGGACTAACCCAGTTAACTGGATAATAGTGGATGTATCCATCATGGCGCTGCTCCTTATAGCGTAAATTCGTTGGTTCTACAATAGCTCATCAATAACCATCTGTTGGCTTTGATCCTCATTATTACTAGATCGAAAGCGTATATTATAAAAAGGAAGAATCTGAGAGAGTTTGGGGTTGGTTTTCAAATCAGCTAACTTATCACCGAATTCTTGTTTACTGATGATTTCAAGGAGTTTTTGCGACTCTACTTCTGACAGTGATTCCCACAGAGTTTTCCAATTCTGGGTGATGCCCAGTCCTTCATAGTGAAACCTGTAGATAATCAGGTCTTGAGGCATCATCAGCAACTCCATGTATTCATCCAGCGTACTTCCAAAGGCCTTATCAAAGAAATCCTTTCTGGATGACACAATGCCTTTTTTTACCAGCAACACTGATTGTATTGCCCTAAGATACTTTCTATTCCAATGCTCACCGATAAAATCCCTATTCTTATGCCCTATGGGAATATACTTCATAGGAAATGAGTAGATTTCCACTCCTAATTCTTCTCTCAGTTCCATGTTGATTTTCAATCTGTGCCAGAGGTCTTCAGGCTTATCTTTGTAATTGTACAAAATGTAATTTGAAAACTCTTTCACTCCGTATCTAATTGCAGTTTTCATTGCACGAACATAGTGATCCGTGTCTTTAAGATCGTCAAAAGCAATTCTAAAGGGTCTAATCGGGATTTTGGAGAGTGTTTTCATTTTCTCGTCAGTCAATAACCGAGCATCTAGCCCTTGATTAAAATCGACATATCTTCGTTTGGGAGATTTGTCGATGTTCGGCGAGACCAGATCATTTAGTTCCTGAAAATAAGTACAAAGGCTCTTGAAATTCAGATTAATACTCAGAGAGTCGATTATTTGTATGTACTGCGCTAGATCCTTTTTTCTTCTGATTTTTCTCTGAAACTGAGATAACCAAGCCAGGGTTTTATGCAATAGCATCTCGTTCCCGGGGTCTTTTTTCAGCCTTTCGTAGTTTACTTTGAGCATGTTGGGATATGTAAAACTTGCTTTTTTGGAGAAGCCACTATCTCGGATGTCAGTGACAATATGATCAAGGCATTCTGAATATAGCACGTTATTATCAAGGAGTAGCAGGTTTCTTTTCTGTCCGTAGAGGCTGTCTATGGCATCAATCTGGTCTTTAATGTGGTTTGTAGTTTTAAACTCGGGTTCTAGTTTGGGGACTGCACAGAAAGGACATTTATTGGGGCAACCCCTTGTCGTGTAAGCGAAATAATTATCCCCAGCAGGGTATTTATAATCTATCAAATCAAGGATATCATAGTCAGGGACTAATTCATCAATATTCACATTTAGGCGATAGCCAAGGATTTTATCCGATGTTAACAGCCCCTCGATAACTTGGGATATCCCAGTGGCTTCTTTTAGCTGACCTGGCATAAGTGATGACAATATTCCGCCCACATACAAGTCTTTCGTTGAGGCCACGCTTGATTTATAGTATCTGATCGTTTGGACAGTTACATCGAAATAGAATGTGAATAACGTCGTAACGTATACCCTGTCCCAAATCCTGTCCTTGACTTCTGGAACCAGTCCCTTTACAAAGGATACATTATCTCCTCTGCCTTTGTGGTATGTACTTAACTTCATCAGACCAAGAGGCGGATATTTGTTCTTATATGCCGGCTCTACTAGTAGGATGTTCTGATTCATTTCCTCTTCTTGGATTTAGGGTTAACTGCAAGTTCCTCAATTATCTTGGTCCTCAGATTCTTGGCAGTTTCTATATCTTGAACAAAATAGGCATCTATCACTGCAATAATTCTTTCATACACTTTTCGTACTTCATTTGGATAGCTGCTGGGCAGGTCACATTTAGTTGAATATGGAGCATCGATAATCGTATTTTCAACCTCAACAAACTCCTTTTCTATGCCTTCAACTTTCTTTTGAATATTCTGCAGGACCTGCTTTTTATCTTCATCCTCTACCTTCTTCGATATCAATTTGTTGAGTTTCTGTTTTGCCTTCTGGCATGACTTTTCAAGGTTATCTTTTTCTTTGAGTAACTGCTCCCTCTTGTGATCTGAAGTCACACCACTCGTCTGAACTTCTTCTTTGATTTCTGCCAGCCTACTTTCTATAGTGTTGACCTGTTTAACCGTAGAGTTGAATTCTGACATATCTCTCCGGTACTCTTTTCTGAACTGCTCCGCCAGTTCTGTTAAAGATTCCTTAAGGGACATGAATGCGTCGTTTGGCTCAAAATCGTCTCTTTGAGAATTGGGGATCACTTCGGGATCGTGGATGAAAATCTCCCCCATGAACCATGAGTTTGCGACATCGTTTTCTGCAAGGAAAAACTGGTTGAAGGTGGTAGAATCCCCGATAAGAATATTACCCTTTCTAAGCCTTATGCCTCTGATTGATAGGTCTCTGATGTTGCCATAAAAGTTAGTGATCGCTATCCAGCCTGAGTATCTCCCTTTCTCATCGGTCAGCAACCTAATCTCTTTAACATTGTCTCTTTGTTTGGTCCTTTCTTGATTTCCAGTGATGAAGCTGGTCTTGTAAGGCTTTTTGATCGGTATTGCTGAATCATTCAGGATGACCTTGTATTGGTCGAAGCGGTGATTTTCATCCTTGAAGGCATCATCAATTTCCAGTGCATGCATAAACTGTTGATGATCATAAGGTACAGGGGCGACCTCTGAGAGGTATTGCTTTACTTCATGGTCATGCAATAGTGTGCCTCGGTGGTGTACGCTAATACCTTGCATCGTTACTACGAAATAATGAGCATCAATGGCTTCCTCAGCAACATCTTGAGATACAATTCTTCTCACAACATCACCTAGACTTGAGCTTTCATGATTATCAGGACGGAGTAATTCTTTCAAGGCAACTCCATCCCAAGTAATCATCGAAGCAAAATCCTCTCCGTGATATGAGGTTTTGAATACTAGCTTATCACAATAAGCTAAACCACCCAAGCGGCCTATTCCTCTAAAACCCTTATCAGTCCGATAATCTTTTCTTGCGTTACCAATGTCACATAGAACATTATAGACCTCTTTGCCTGAGACACCTGTGCCGTTGTCTTCTATAGAAATACTATGTGTTTTGTGATTGATGTTAACTTTTATCAAGGCCTCACTATCCTGGATTAGTCCAGTTTTTATGGCATGATCTATTGAGTCGGATGAATTTTGAATATACTCTCGGTACACAACTAAGGGATTCTTGTACATTCCTAGAGTTAGAGTCTCGAGGGTGAATTTGCCTACAACTATCTCTCTCGAGTTCATTCAGCCCCCTGCTTATACGACGGGAAGGGGAAACTGATTTTGAGGAGTGTCTTGAAAATTGGATGCTCAATAATCAAGTCCCCTTTCCCTAAGCGAGTCATCATATTAGCATATACCTTGGGAATATATCGGTAATCAGGTTTTGAAATTTCAATGGCATTAGTCCTGCCATAAACATGCGAGGAGCAGTTCCCTTTGATTTTGTCATTTACGGCACTTTTAAACTGCTCTGCAGAAACAAGAATGACACCTTCTGACCGTCCACGCTCAGAAATCTCTTTTAGATAGTTCAATATAGCCGAGTTTCGGACAGCAGTAGAAGGGGCATATTTGTTCAGTTCATCAACAAATATAACAATTCGCCTGGGTATATCTTCTCTATCGGTTCCACCATGCTTTAAATCGTAAACAGCTTTGATTACGTCACCAAAAACCAGGCATTGAAGTTGTTCATCTAGCTTTGCGATATCTACCACGTATGTATGACCTGATTTGATCTCCTTGATTTTCTCACTCAGAGAAACGTGGCTCAGGTCTGGGTCTCCCGATTCGGACTTCTGGAATATGTCATTGTTGATCGAGTTGTTTATGAGCCTGCTGAATCGCCTCCAGGACTGGATTGTGATATCCTGGTTCGTTTTTTTCTGCTTGGTTTCCCGGTTAGTGTATTCCCGTAGTCTCTTTTTAAAGTCCTCCCAATGCCCCTCACTGAACTCATCACTTTCCATAATGAAGTTGATGATTGATTCAATTGTATCATTCGGGTCGTCGACGTTGGTAAACAACAAATCCAGTTTTTCTTTATCCTTCTGGAAAGTATAAATGTAGTTAAACAGGATTCTGTCCCGTTTCTGCCTTTCGATCGTCGCATTGTTCAACACTGTTAATGAGTGCGGCTCCTGTTTTGTATAGGGATAGAAGTATGATACATTTGTAAATGGAGCGCATTTCAATCCTGACAGTGACCACTCATCCTTCTGTTTTTGTGTGATTTTATCGTTGTTCTCATCTAGTCGTAAGAGGTCATCGCCCTTGACGTTTAAAACAATAATGGCTACATCATTTTGATAGTGCTGGATCGCCTGTAGTAGGAACATTGCGTAACTAGTTTTTGTCGCTAGACCCGATATGCCAGAGATGTTTAAATGCGCACCTTCAGGTCCAACAAGAAAATCACTATTGAAGTTCACAGGAACAGATACCCCGGTTGATGTTTTCATGATGCCTGCTGGTATGCACTTCTCTAAAGGGATGTTATCCAGACCTAGAGCTTTTTTTATGTCCTCAGCATCAGCAGTCATAACATCCGAACCCTCTCGCACTGGCATATAGTTCTCTTTGTCGTTGTGTACTACTGAAGCAAGAGCATAAGAGAGCCCAAGTTTCTGAGTAAGAGGTTGCGCTTCAAGGTCGCCAAAATCAGAGGATATGTAATTGCTCATATGACCAGGGCTGTCAGTTATATGTAAGATATCCTGAACTACTGCATAGGTTAAGCTGGAAAAACTGCCGATTTTGTTTTCTACTTTCACTATATCAAATGGGCTCAATCTCACGTTATCATCAAGCCAAAATACAAAGGAATCGCAGGAAGAAGGATTGCTTTCGGTCGCAGATACTCTACCAATCTTAAGTTTCATAACTCCTCCACTTATCAGAATAGGTTTATGTAGTGTTTATCGCTTAAAAACGAAGATTTTAAATACCTCTCAGTCAAATAGATGGGATAAAGATGGTTAGCCCACCTGCTATCACGACCATGGCAGGTCGGTATACGTTCTGCGAGGATAGAAGAGGAAATATTATTTATCAGGCTAGTGTCAAAGCCGTCATTGTCTATGTTTTCTTTCAATGCCATTTTCTCTAGTTTAACTACACCTTCGAGTGGATTTTTCACGTTCTGTCTTTCACGGATTCTCAGGTACCATGCACCAATGGTGTTCTTCTTGTTTTCGTACTTGTATACTGGAGTTCGTTGCCCGAATTGCAGTTTTGACAGAAGTACACCGATATGCTTTTTACCTTTGAGCACACCTGTAAGGTTGGGATTAAAGGATTTAGAGATACCTACCACATTGTAAAAAATCTCAGGATTGTATTTCTGAGTAAGGAATTGCAGTGACCCGTCAATCGCAAGCATCCGGTTGGTATCCAACACATTTTCCGATACCATGTTTTTTAACATCTCCACCTCTTCATCTGCCATCATTTTATGTATCTTAGCGATTGCAGCATTGGTTGGAGCCTCGTCTTTCATCTTGTTAATTGAGTATTCGTGCACCTCAATGTGTACCCCTTTGTGATGTACGCCTTCGAAGGTTTTTTTTATAATCTCGAAATCGTGTTCGTTTATACTGTCATAAAGCATTAATACATACTTGAGAGAAGACTTGTACTTCTCCATCCTGTGCTGGCTATTTCTATGACAACATACGGCCCCAAGTTGTCCGGTCACCACAGGGACAAACTTATTATCTTTAGTTATGATATCACCAATTTTATACGTCTTCCTGGAGCCATCAAGAAAATACTGAAAGAACGAGTGGTCGTAAATATCGACTTTTCTGATTGTGTCTGAATTATCAGTTTCAAATATCACAGATGTATCAAAACGTTCATCAGTGTCTTGAAACGGCTCATAAAAATACGGGTCTAACGACATTCTATCTGCTTGAAAGAATACAATGTCCTTATCACTGAGTATACTTGCCAGTTTACTCACTAGTCATCCCTCCCGCCTAGTCTTATTGACCTGATAACTATGATTGTATCCAATTATTCTCCATCCATACAGCATTTTAGCAAGTAAATCGAACTCTTGATATCTGTCAATGATAAAATCTGTCTCATCCTTGCTCATCCTGATTTGTCAGCATACTGGGTAGTGCTTTCCTGGCTCCGGATCAATGATCACATCTGGAACAAGGAGTTAGCATGACCGAAGCGTTGATGAATCGAATCAAAGCTCAGTTGGTCAGACATGAAGGTCTGAGACTGAAGCCATACCGCTGTACTGCAGGCAGACTAACCATCGGCATTGGCCGCAATCTCGATGACAGAGGCATATCTCAAAAAGAGGCTTATGCCATGTTAGAGCGAGATATTCAGGACTGCGAGCAGTGGCTGATCGATGAGATACCTGAGGTTTATAATAAGCTCAATGAGGTTCGCAAGTCGGTGCTGCTCAACATGTGCTTCAACCTTGGAATCAAGGGTCTCCTAGGCTTCAATAACACTCTGGCATTTATCGGTGCCGGAGATTGGGAACGAGCAGCCAATGGCATGCTCGCATCCAAGTGGGCTAAACAAGTGGGAATGAGAGCCATTGAGCTCTCCGAGATGATGAGGAAAGGTCAGTGATCCCCATCCCGGTCGAGACAGATGCAATGCTCGCCATCCTCAATCTGCCCAAGGAGATGTCCAATAATGGCATCTTCAAGGAGCATCAGGGATTGGTTCTGGAGATGATCCACTCACTGGTGCTGCAGGAGCACTATGATCGGGCAACTCACGATGACTTGCCGGAAGAGGAGCCTTTCCTGATTTCTTTTCGTTTTGGTTTCAGTTTTCTGATGCTGCACTCCACTGCCGAGTTTCTCAATCTGAAGACCCTGGGCGAAGGCATAGTCAAGACTGTAGGATTAGACCAGTCTGCCACCGAACTGCTCACAGGGAGCGAAATAGACGCATTCAAAGCCAATCTTGAGCTGAGAGCATTGACCATCCTGCAAGCCTATCTCAATCTTGCTGGTCTGGATCGATTGAATGAACTCAAGCCCAGACAGCCTCGTGCTATCCGGGTGGGAGTTATCTGATGCCTGATCGTGATCTTACTTCTCCTGATGAGCTGATGATTGAGATCTACAGAGCTATCTATTCTGCTTTGGAGAGCCGGCTGCATCTGATCGGATCGACCATCGATGCCGAGTCCCGCAAGGAGATTCTGGCGCAGCAGATCTACGATAAGGGCGACTTCTACGGCAATACCGGCTATCTGCTCCAGACAACCGATACAGCCATGATCTTAAGAGTAGGCTCCAATGTCAAACACGAGCCTTTCGTTTTGGGCGGTAAAGTGCCTTCCTGGACTCCGATCGCTCCCCTCATCGCTTGGGTCGAACGCAAGCACCTGTCTTGGACTGATAAAGAGACAGGTAAAGCTCTGACCGTAGCCGAGATCGCCTATCTCATCCGGGGCAAGATCAAGCGGGAAGGCATCGCCGCTCGTAATGTGTTTGCTTCTGTGATTGCCAACCGGGAGCAGTGGATCTATCAGCAATTGAATGATATCGAGGTGAGCCTGTGACCGCTCTTGAGAAGTACCAAGCCGAACGCAGCCGCATCTCCGAAGCTTTGAAACTGGCGGGTGTTGCCGAGACTCTCTACAACAAGGACAACATCCCCAAGAACCTACCTTGCGCCATCCTGATCCTCGAATCCGAGACAGGTAAGCATGGCACCTCCCGCCAGTATGTGGATACTGATATTGCCTGGACGATCTTCCTAATCGTCAATGCTCAGAATGTATCTGATCCGGACTCCGACATATACCTGATCAAAGAGAAGTTCCGCTCTTTCTACCTGAAGCTGATGAACAGAGACCTACCCAGTATTGAGTATTACACAAGCAGAATAGACGGCACACGCCTGGTCAGGATAGCCAAGATTGACTTGCTGAAAAGCGGTACGGGAGCTGGCTCATGAGAGTAATGCGTATCGGTGCCTATAACCTGGCGATTAGCTCAGCCAGTGAACTCTTAGAGAGCAAGTACAAGCCTGAACCCATAGATCTATCCAAGTTTCAGCGGATCGGCAAGCAGTTGGTATCCAAAGCAGCCGAGACCAAGAAAGTTGTCTCTCAGCCCTATTCGATGAGTAACCTGCTTAACCTACTTGATACCGATGAGTACCACTCCGGCTGTATCGATGCCCTGACCATGGCGACCATCATGCATTTTGACTGCAAGAACAGCCAGGTAAAAGCATGGATGGAAGAGGCTGAGTTCCCTGCCTGTGAAGATCAGACCACCATCCTGGCAGAACTGATGAAGTTCTATCTCGCTTGTGGGAATGGCTTTCTGATCAAGATGCGGAACGCCCAAGGCCAGTGGATGGGACTGGAGAGGATGCTGCCCAGTGAAGTGCAGATCGTGGAGAACTATGACGAGTTCGGCTTCTTCAAGCCCAACTACATCCAGGTCAAGAACAACCAGAAGAAAGACTTCGCCTACGAGGATATCATCCACGTAAAGAAGTCCACACATAGATCAAACGCCTGGGGCCTGGCTTGCCTGCCCATAGCCATCAACATCGAGATATTGGGTGAGATCAAGACCTTCGACTACAACAACTTCAAGAACGGCCTGATGATCGACTACTTCGTGATCGTGGAAGGTGGTACACTTAGGGACGGCACCGTAACCGATGAGCAAGGCAATGAAGTGCTTACAGATGCCTATACCGAGATTGAAAAGGCACTCACTGAGGTCAAAGGCAATGCCAAGAGCCACTCTACAGTCCTGATCGAGAGTGAGAGCCGGGACGTGAAGATACGTCTCGAACCACTCAGACAGCAAGACCGGGAAGGAGGCTTCTTAGGGCTCAAGAAAGACCTCAGGGAAGGCATTCTCGCCTATCACAGAGTACCTGCCAGGATCGTCTCACAACTCATTCCTGGGCAGCTTGGTGGCGATAACAGCAGCGATATGCGGATGTTCTACCAGTTCGTAGTTAGGCCGCTGCAAAACCGCCTCGCATTGGCTCTGGCAAACGAGTTCAACTTTGACTTCGGCTGGAATGTGAAGCCGGAGGACTTCAACTTCGGAGACCTTACACAAGCAATCCAGTCTGCAGATGATCAATTGTTTATGCAGAACCGCAGCTTTGGAGCGCAGTAAACTATGCACAACTACATAACTGACAATCAACAACAAGGAGGTAGCGTGAATCGTAAACGCACCATTCAAAAGGGAGAACTCCGCAACGTGGAAGTCGAGTTAGTCTCGCTGCTATTCGATGAGATGAACCCTGCCAATCAGAAGGGCTTTGTGGTCAAGAACGCTTCCGGACGAAGCTTTGAACACAAGATCAACTCCACCAAGTTCAAGAGTGAAACGAGTGGCACTCAGGGACGGCTTTACGTCACTCTAATGGAACCCAATATCCACGATTCCCAAGGTGACTATTACACCCGGGAAGAGATTCAGAAGTCCTGTGATCACTTCGCCAAGCACGGCCTGGTCGGCAAGTGCGATGTCAACCACAACATGCAGCCGGTGCCTGAGTTTACCGTGGTCGAGAACTACATCCTCAAGACCAGCGACAGAGAGCATTTTCCCGATGCTAAAGTTGGCTCTTGGGTACAAGTCCTCAAGTGTGAAGATCTCAACTCCGAGCTTTGGCAGAAGGTCGAGAAAGGCGAGTTCAATGGTGTCTCCATTTACGGACGAGCCGATGACTACCGCCATGCCGAAGCGAGCCTTGCCGAGATCAAGAACGAGTTGAATTCGCTTCGCAAGGTCGCAGAGCATAACAACAACTCCGAGCTGCAGAAGGGCATCACAGCTGTCGCTGAGAAGATCAGTGAACTGGAGAAGGGTAACCCCAACCTCCAGCTTGGCGATGCCATCCACAGCATCGAGAAGAGCCTCAAAGACCTCTCTGTAACCATGAGCAGAGCGATCTCGAAGTCCATACCCGGTGAGCCTGATGCAAACCAATCCAATGTGGACAAAGAGGTTACTATCGATGGTAACAAGATCATGGTCAAGGCCAGCCACCGTGAGATCTACAAAGGTATCTCCGATGTGGACTCCGGCAAGGCCATGAACATCCTGACAGCCAACACCACTTCCCTGTTTATCGATGAGGTGATCGGAAGCCAGCCCGGAGATACTCTATCGGATATCTCAGTGCTGCCACTGCTGAAAGACGAGAAGATCGACGTCGGCCTGATCGATGACCTGGTCTTTAAGAACTCCCTCGATGGCGCTCTGACGGCTCAGACCGTAGCCACTGCTGACCTCTCTGTCCCCACCGGGATACTCAATGCTGAGTTCACCTTAGGTAGAGATGTGGTCGAATTCTACAAGGACAAGTACGGTGAAGATGTCTTCGGAGCCTACGTGGAGAACCACATCGCCAAGAAGACCGAGAAGGCCATGCGCCTGCTCCTCTTCAAGGGTGACAGAGCTTCAGCCACTGCCAAGATCAAAGCTCTGGATGGGGTGGTCAAACTGGCTACCACCGCCACAGACGTCACCAACCTCTCCAAGACCACCTATACCGACTGGGCGAAACGCTTTGAAGCGGCTCTCCTGGCTTTCTCGGACGAGATGCTGGAAGAGCAGGAGAACTTCAAGTTCTATGTTGCTCACAAAGACTTGATCCGCATCCGGGCCGAGCTGGCCAAGCGTGAGACCGGAGCCGGAGATAGACTGCTGCTTGAAGGCGGCAACGTATCCTTTGCGGGTATCCCTGTAAAGCCACGTCTCATGGATGCCGATTACATCATCGGCGGACTCTCCAAGTTCATCATCATCGGTTACCGTACCGATGCCGAACTCAAAGTGGAACACCACGGAAGCGATTAGAAGTACCACTGGTACATCCGTATCCGTCCCGGGATCACCTACATCTCCGGCTTCGTGAAAGTCTTCAAACTAACCACCTAAGCAATAACAACAAGATAAGGAGTATTAATGGACTTCATCATTGCCAATCAAGCCTTCATCTTAGGGCTTATCACCACCCTGATCGTCTGGATCATCTTTAAGATAACGGGTAAGACCTTGGATAAGACCAAGATCAACTCCGCTCTGGCGATCATCCAGGATATCAAGATCAACCCTGCCACCAAGGACCTCGATGATTATGCCAAGAAGCAACTGGCAGTCGAGCGTGCTACCAAGAGCCTCCCCGGTAACCAGACCAATCTGGTCATGAAGATCTTTGGCACAATCGGGGGAGCAGTGGAATACGTCTTCCATAACCGTAAGTGGCTGTTCAGTATCGGCAAAGCTATCAAGGGAGTATTTTAGATGCCTAACCCCATCTCCCAACCGACCTATCCGGCTCCTATGGTGGAGTCGGATTTGCAGTTCAGTGCCCTGATGGATGTGATGGTCGCAGACGATATCTACTTCGGAATAGGTACCTATACCGAGACCGATATCAATACCCTTTATGCCACTCAGGGAAGTACCAAGACCGAACTGACAACGAACTTCGATCTACTTGGAGAACTGGCTGAGAAATCAGCAGCTATAAAGAAATAG